AGGGTGCTACAAAGGACCCAATCGACTGCCTGAGGTATCTAATCACCATGAACCCCATATATTTGACAAAAGATACCATGAAAGGCTGGGGTGGGGGAAGTTACTGATGGAAATCTACTACCCAGAAATACTTTCTAGGAAGAAAGCCATAAATATGACTGGACTTTCGAGAAAAACTCTTGAAAAACTTGCAACTAACGGAATTATAAAGGTATTCACTACCAAAGGCGGTCATAAACGCTATTTTAGAGAAGACTTACTTAACCTTATCAAAAATTTTAAATGAAAAACTATAAAAACCACGGCGACGAACTGATTTTCTCATCTAATGAGCCAGACGTTCCGACTCTGTACAATGAATACGTGCGTTCTACGCAAAACGGCGGCAATACCGCTAACATAGCCGAAAACGACGACATTCGCTTCTCTAGATGGGCTGGTCAGACCGATGACGGCAAGAAACACAGCGAAAACCGTCCCGATGGCGACCCTGCCTTCCCGTTCGAAGGTGCTTCTGACGTTCGATGCCGTCTGGTTGACAGAACCATCAACGAAATCGTCGCCATGCTTATGACGACCTTCGACAGATGCCAAGTCAGGGTCAAGGGCATTGAGTTCAACGATTCCGAAGGTGCGGCTACAGCGAACACCCTTATGACTTGGCTGGTCGAGTCCAAACTGCGTTCGGAAATCAGAAAAGAAGCCCAGTTGCTCGCAAATTATACACAACAGTACGGCTGGTCGGCTATTAACGTAGTCTGGGAGCAGGAAATGGGTACGAGACACCAGACCATTAGAATTGAAGACCTAATGGCAATAGTACAGCAAGCGATGCAGATGAATCCTAATAGTACGCTCGCTGAACTCCCAGACGCCATAATGAACAAGGAAAAAGAGGACTTTGCGGCCTCTATGCTTATGTCGTACTTGCAGAACATCAAGGAAGCCGATGCCAAGCATGCCGTTCGAGAACTCCGTGAAAAAGGCAGAGTAAACATTCCTGAACAGTTCGTTTCAAAGAATCAGCCTTCTATCGTTTCCCTCAAGCCTTACGACGAGATTTCCTTCCCGCCTGAGACTATTGATATTCAAAAGGCCCGTGTCGTCTTTAGACGTACGTTCGTTACAGAGGTAGAACTGCGTTCTATGGCTGAACAGTACGATTGGAACAGCGACTTCGTCGAACAAGCCAAGAATACCGCTGGAAAGCAATCTCAGTTCAATGACCCTAACCTTTTGCCAGCCGCCGCCCTGATTAACTATCAGGTAAGCAGAAACGACAATCTCATCGAACTGGTGTATGCTTATACCAGACAACTCGACGAAAACAACACGATGGGCATCTACCAGACCATCTTTTGCCCTCAGGCTGGTTCTGAAATCTACGCCAAGCACGAACTGCTTGGATACGCTCACAACAAGTATCCGTTCGTCATCTACCGCAGAGAAAGCATCAGAAGACCTATTTACGAGACAAGAGGTATTCCTGAAATCTCAATGACCGACCAAGAGGAGATTAAAGCACAGCGTGACTCAATCAGGGATAGAACTGCCTTTACAACACTTCCCCCAATCTTGGTAAAGAAAAGACACAGCGGAATTAATAGAATATCTCCGGGGGTTCACCTTCCTGTCACTAGCGTAGATGACTACAGATTTATGCCGACTCCGACAGGAGAACCTAATACGGCGTTCAATCTTATTGACAGAGTGGATATGGAACATTGTGCCTATTTCGGCCTGTACCATCCGAACATTATGCCACAGAAGACCCAAATGGTCCAGCAGTTCACGGTGAACAACTGGCTCGACGTTTGGGCTGAGGCATACTCGATGACGTTTAATTTGATGTTGCAGTACATGCCCCCTGCTGAGATTGAGCAGATTACTGGAAGGTCGATTCCTCAGAACATGTCCAGCATTAGCAACATGTACGACTTTAACATCAAGTACGACGTGCGTGAACTAGACACCCAGTTTGTCATCGAGAAACTTAAGGCTATTACCCAGTTCGTGCTTCCTCTCGATGCTGGTGGCGTAATCGACAAGAACAAGTTGGTTAAGGCGGCTGTTGAGGCTATTGACCCTGATAAGGCCAAGGAACTCATCATCAATACCGCTAGTGCTAGTCAGATGCTTTACAAGGACATTCAGTCTGATATCGGCCTGATGATGCTTGGAAACGAAGCCAATTACGTCGAAAATGACCCATCTGCACCTACTAAACTACAGTATATGCAGGATATCATCGGCAAGAACCCTAAGGCTCAACAGCAAATGCAAGCCGACCCGCACTTCCGTGCACTTGTTGATAATTACATCAAGAACCTTCAAATGTCTGCTATGCAACAACAGAACAAGCAAATTGGCAGAACTGGCGTTACTCCAGTTGGAGAACAGGTGGCTCAACAGATGCAAGGCCAGATTCAACAGGCTGAGCAGATGCAAGAAGGCCAAATGCAGGAGGGTCAGCAATGAGCAACTTTCCTAAAGAAATTATACATGGATTCTCTTTCCCTGAAAACGATGCTCAATGGAAGGCTATTCATATGCTTCTTGATGCAAGCATTGAATCAGAAACTGCTGACGCTCTATCTAAGGACAACAAGTCTGAGGATAGGGCTTGGCATAGTGGCAGGGCTTCTGCGTTGATTGCTTTTAAGGATATCCTGAACAGTACAAGGGATATAGTGCTCGCTGATATGGGCATATCCCCACAAAAGCATGATTCGTAAGAAAACGGCTCCACGCTCTTTTCAATTTGCTACCTAGTGATAAACTGGGTTTATGGCAGTAGGTTCTGTAACCTAAACAAAATACTGTATTAAGGACTTTAGACCTATATCTAATGGAAAACAAGAATAATGCCGACCTTGGGACGGCTGAAAACAACCCCACGACAAACACCGAAAACGATTCCGCAGTCTTCGGCACAAAACAAATTGCTGATATCTTCAGCAAACAGTTCTTAGGCGGTGAAGAACAGAATGGGACTCCTGAATCCCACGAAAGTCAGGAACCAGCAGAAGTTGAATCGACTGCTGAAGACCAAGATAGCACCGTTCTTTCACAGGAAGAAGAAACCCAGTCGGACGAAGAGTCTAACGACGTCAAGTCTGAAGACGACGAACTCGACCATGGTTTGCCAAAAGGTGTTAAGAAGCGTATCGATAAACTCACGGCTAAGCGTCGTGAGGCCGAGGCGGAAGTTGAAAGACTTAAGAGCGAGGTGGAGCGACTGTCGCAAGAGGCTGAAAAGCCAGCACAGATTCCCCGTAGTGATAATCCTTTCTCAAACGTCCGTAGCATGGAGGGCCTCCAGAAGGAGGTCGAACAAGCCAAGCAGATTCGGCGTTGGTGCGAACTTAACCCAGATGGTGCAGTTGTAACTAGGGATAACGGCGAAGAAGTGGAATACACAGCCGAAGAAGTACGGAGAATCAAAATCAAGGCGATGGACGCTCTTGACGAACATATCCCGAAACAGGCTCAGTATATCAACGCCTTGAACCAGTATGATGCCATTGCCACCAAAGATTACACTTGGTGGAAGGACCGCTCCTCTCAAGAGCGTCAGATGGCGGAATCTATTATCAAGTCGTTCCCAGAAATCCTCCGTGCCCCTGACTATAAGTTGGTTCTTGGACACCTCATTACTGGCATAAAGGTATATGAAGGTAGCAAGAAAGGCCAAGCCGCTCTTCAGCGTGCCCCCTCCCAACCGAAGTCCACGTCAGCCCCTGCTCCGATGAAGAGAAATCAAGTCGTCGAGCAAATTGCTAAACAGAGATATACGACTTCAAACTCCCGTGACGACCTGTCCGCTATCATCGCTTCAAAGTTCTTGTAACCCTTAATCCATACAATATCATGGCTAATCTCACAGAACCCTCATTCTCCTCTGGTAAGAGAGAAGAACTCGCTGACCTCATCGCCCTCGTCGATGCGAAGGACACCCCCTTCACGTCGATGGCGAAGAAAGGCTCCAAGCCTGGAAATACTCTTTTCAGATGGCAAGCCGACTCCCTGCCGACACCCAAGACAACTGGTACTGTCGATGGCACGGACGTCACTACCTACGACAACTACGTCAAGGATGGTGCTACCGTCTACCGTGCTGAACTCAGCAACTACATCCAGATTTTCCGTCGCTCCGTCCGTGTGTCCCCGCTGACACAGGATATCGCTACTGTCGCTGGTGTGCGTGACGAACTCGCTAACAACATCGCCAAGGGCATTCAGGCTCTTAAGCGTGACATGGAAGCGACCCTCTGCTCCAACAATGGTGCTCAGGCTGACAACGGCACAGTCCCCTACCTGACCCGTGGTCTTCACAAGTGGCTCGAAGTCGCTGGTGGCGGCTCTCAGGACGCTAACCTTGCGATTCCTGCGGCCTTCCAGACCCCGTCTGCTAACCGTTCGACTGTCGGCACAGCCGCCCTCACCGAGTCCGTCGTCCAGAACATCCTTACTGGCATCTACAGCCAGACTGGTCAGTTCCGTGACTACGACGCCCTCGTCGGCACATCCCTGAAGAGAGCCTTCACAAACCTCGTCTTCACGACCCCGTCTACTGGCTCTGCCAATACTCAGACCGCCATCCGCACGTTCAACCGTGAGGCCAAGGAATCTGCGTACATCTCGTCCGTGGATATCTTCGAAGGCGATTTCGGTAAGATTCGTCTGCACCCGTCGCACTTCCTCAAGGTCGCTTCTGGCGTGGGCAACACCTTCGCTGGTTACGTCATTCCGTTCGACATGGTCGAAGTCCGCTACGGCGGTAACGTCGCTGGTGTCACCGAACTCACCAACAATGGTGGTGGCGAAGCCCGAATGATTGAAGCGGTTGCTGGCCTTTGCGTCTACAACCCGCTGGCCTTCGGCGTCTTTGACTTCACGGCCTAATGTCCGACATCATCCAAGACTTGGCGGAAGTGGTTCCACCTGACCTTCGAAAGAGGGTTCAGGAGGAACTGCTCCGTGGGTGGAGGATGGAGGAGACAAAGGCTAAGGCATCGGCTAAACAAACAGCCGTTTATAACCACGCTAACGAAGCCCGAAGCATCGATGGCGTTGGTCAACTAAAGGCTCGTATACCCCTAGCCGCTTGGCACTACTGGGGCCAGCGGTTAGGTTACGAGTGCTGGGAAGACAAAGCCTTCCTAGACGAATTTCTTCGGGACAACCCAGAAACCGCCGTTCGCAATTATGCTAAACGCACGACTGTGAATGGTGCAATTTTTACGGCAGACGGTTATCTCACCTAATGCGAACCACAGATTTCAATAAAATCCTATTTGACGCTCTCCAGTATTCTGGGAATGACCGTCATAACATAACGTCTGAGACATTCGCTCAGTTCAGGGATTTTGCGTCCGCTAGACTTAGGGAAATCTGGGAGTTGCAACAATGGCCTGACGTCTGCCGACTGGAGCAGTTCACGATTTCCGTGGACGCTAATAATGTGGCTTCATTCACACCTGTGACTGATGCTGACGAGATTCTTTCCGTATATTCACGGAACCCTCAAGAATCGACAAAATCCACCCTTATCAACTATCAATTGTACGATGACGGCACTACAAGAAAGTGCATCATCAATTCATCCATAGTGAATGGCTGGTATCTTTACAGAAAAGACTGCCCGTCTCTAGACGGTGAACTGTACAGTCCTACCGTTGTTTATCACCAAGGTGCACAGATTTATTTTGACTCTGGCTCAGGAACTGGCACATTTACGCCCGTGCTTGGAAAACCACACAACGCCAATTTTTACGTCTGCACGACGACGTCTACGAACGCTGGTCAAAACCCAAACACACACCCTTCCTTTTGGAGAAAGATAGAAATACCCTATATCTTTGCGTCCTTTATTTCTTGGGCTTCTGCGGCTAACTGGTTTGTTTCTGAAGGTCAGATTCAAGAGGCTGGTGTTGTTGAAGGCAAGGCAAAGGAAATCCTTGAATACGAGTTCGATAAACTAATGACCCAGCAGTCTCAGTTCGGACGAATCAACATGATTAAAACTTACTAAAATGGCTAACATCTCATTCTCTTCTCCGTTCATTCGTGACTTCACGCACACGGAAACCTCTGTCGGCACTTCTGCCGTCACAGCCCTTGCCGCCGCCACGACTCCCGAAAGACGAGTCAGCGTCATTATCCAGAACCAACACGCTTCTGCCCTGCTGACTGTCGTTTTTGCCAATACAGGCACAACTGGTCTAAAGGTCAAGGCTGGAGAGAGCATCTCTCTGGACAATTACAACGGCATCGTTCGTTGTATTTCTGATACAGCCGCTACCCCTGTCCATATTGCCTACGCTGTCTGCTAATGGGCGTTGACTTCCATTGGATAGGTACGACTATCTCCAGAGGCGGTAGTCACAACGGATTCGGGACTATCGTGTCGTTCCCTAGTGGGGTTGTGTCGTACCCCGCCGCAGGGTCGTATAATAGCACCCTGTACTCTGTCACCTATCCTGTTGCCGAGGGTGGCAGTTCTTTTACTAACCCTGTTATTGGTGGTGCTGTTCCCAATCAACAATGCGATGTAGATGTAGAGAATGACGGGGCTGGCGGCACATATACGGATTGGTCAACTGTTACAAACTTGTCATACAAGTCGTTGGGGGAGTTTTTCTACTTGGATACGACCCCGCAACCTTTAGACATTGAAGTGCCTTCTGGCTCTGGCACTTACTATACAGGAGGAACACAACTGACGGAATACTATCACGATGGCTATGGTTCGTTTTACAACCAAGGCGTATCTTCGTCCTATTATTCAATGGGTGCGGATACAAACCTCCTTGTTCTTGATGTAAATCAGCAGACTGAAGTACCTTCTGGGTCGGGAACTTACTTTGATAATGGTCAAAAAACTGGTTATTCTTGGGATGGTATTGGAGGTTATAATTATCCTGTTACTAAAGGTAACTATTATAACAACGGAGTATTAATTACCTTTATACCAGACGGCACATATGGTGGCGGTGTTAATATTGGTGGAACAGTTTATGATTCTCAACTTTGTGGTAATGACTATTTCTGGGATGGTAGCGGTGGTACTACTGGGGCTGTTCCTGTGTGTAAGTATTATCCCAACGGAACATTTATCTTCAACGATGGAACGGCTGACTACTACTGGGATGGCACAGGCGGCTACTACTCTGTCTAAACTTTATGGCTACTGAACCTATCAACATCGCTAAAGGCTGGAACGCCTTCGTCAAGGACGGCAAGTCCTGCCTTGGCTATCGTGAGTTCAAAACTGGCGGCAAGTACTTCGGCAAACTGACCCTCATCAACAAGCCTACCGAGGCTGAACTGAAGGCTGAACTTACCCGTCTCAAAATTTCTCTAC